ACATTTATTTAGCAGTTCAAGGAAAACAGAAGATATTTAAAAAGGCGATAAAAGCACAATTAAAAAAAAATCCACATCCTTTAGAAAAATATAGAGTGAATTGTCCTTTGTCGCGTATGGAAATATTTAGAGCAATTTATGGCGTTAAAAAAGGCGATGGGATGTGGTGGCATAATACGGATTCTATTTGGTGAATACTTTTTCCAAAAGTATCGCAAAATACTTTTGGAAAAAGTATCGCAAAATACTTTTGGAAAAAGTATCGCAAAAAAATACGTAATACTTTTAGAAAAACCATTAGAAAATACTTTTAGGTAATACTTTTAGGAAAAATACTTTTAGGTAATACTTTTAGATAATACTTTTAGATAATACTTTTAGGAAAATATATTAAAATTTAATTAATTAATTAATTAATTAAATTTTAGGAAAAGTGTCGCAAAATTTAATTAATTAATACTTTTAGTACACTTTTAGGAAAACAAATTTAATATTTTTATTAATACTAAAAATATAAATTTTTATATTATATATATATATAAAATGCCCAGACATACTAGACGCCATTCTCGTTCTGCTTCTCGTTCTCGCGCTATGAAAAGAAGTCGCTCTGCTGCCCGTACCGCCAAGCGGTCTGCTGCTCGTGGTGCCGCTGCTGCTGCCAAACGCGCTGCTGGTGCCGCTCGCGCTGCGTCCAAGGCCGCATCTAAGGCCGCGTCCGCGTCCCGGGGTGCTTCGGCATCCCGTGCGGCCGGTGCTGCTCGCGCTGCGTCGGCTGCCGCTGGTCGTGCTGCGTCTGCTTCGCGCGCTGCTGGTGCCGCTGCGTCGTCCGCTGCGTCTGCTGCCCGTGCCTAAACTCTATAAGAGTTAAGTAAAATTTTTACCTACAAAATAATAATTAATATATAAATAAATATTTTATTTATATATAATAAATATATAATGGTTTCACGTCGTCGATCAAGAGTAAATAAACGTACTAGACGTCGTGGTGGCGGTCTTAGTCCCCTCAGTCCGTCCGGATCTACTAAAAAATCATTCCGATTTACCAAAAAGAAGACTAGTCCTATTTTAAAAAAGATATTTTCTAGAAAATATACTCCTGCTAACATTAGACAAGAACGAAAGAGACAAGAAGAAGATGATGACATTCCCGACCACGTAAAAAGATTTATTGAAGCATATGAAGAAAAAGAAAAAATTAAAAGAGAGAAGAAACTTGGTAAAAAGAAATAAGTAAATAATATTAGTAATAAAATACTAATATTATTGCTATTAATAAAATTGCTAGTAATAATTTGCTATTTTTATCGCGCGTACATGAGTGCCGCATTACCAGAAGTAAAGGTCAACACATTAAAGCGTTCTTCAAATATAGTCAAGTCATAATTATAATCATAGATACGCCACGATGGTTTGTTCACACCAATAACATCACCACCATTGGGATTACAAATCACATAGACACTTGCAGACGCATCCAACGGTGGTTGAAAAGTGCTAAACTCAAATTGTATATTTTTAAATTTGCTCATATTCATTCCTCCACTGGGTTGAAAATCATAAGGGTCAGTATTGAGACAAAAGTTATAACAATACAATCCATCCGACGAATAACCGGGTGATTTTGAATATTTTTCAATATAATTAAAAACACCCGCGTCAAAACTATTTTCCCTATATTTGCCATCGAGTAAAAATCCCCATTGCATCATTATATCTTTTTGATTGGCAGGATTATAGGTGCCAGTAATGTATATATTGGAATTTTGATTCGGTTGACCATTTAGACCCAATGGATCTATATTTGGTGTATAATTACCACATGGTTGCAGAGTAATTGCCGGATAGTTTGTCCCTGAGGGATCTACCAAGTCGTACGGCAAATAATCATAAGGCCAGTTGGTATAATTCGACCATTCGTTACGCAAATACGCATCACTTCGCTGAAAAAACCACATCCAATCTGCCACCATACCTAAACTATCGAGATACACACTATTTGTGCCTGTCACATTGGGAAAACTATATTCATAGACTTGTTTGATAAGAAATTGTTGTTCTTGCGCGGCAAATACGGCCACCTCGTCCGAGGACAAAAACCCATAAGTGCTTATTAGATGTATATCCGCAGACCAATTCGTGCGTTTATCGGTATAATTCAATCCGATATCAGGTGGCGGTTGAAGAAAGCGGAAGAATTGAAACGCCGGATCATTTTGATTGGGTTGAATATAACACATGTCACTACTGGTCACATCTCGGACCACAAACATTTCATTCACCGGTCGTATCTCAATATCAATATATAATTCATTGTATTGAAGACTTACCAAAGGAAATGCCATTTTTGCCGCCAAGGTAAACCAAATATTTAAAGGGGTGTAGATTTTTCTTGCCCGAATAGAGGGTTCAGGTCCTTCTACCGATGGTGTATAATATGCACTGGGATATGTATTGGTCCGTGTGCCGGAATTGCCCGGGTCATTCAATTCAGGAGTATTACCAGTCATGTTATAATAGGTCGTTTTCTTGGTAGCAGAGAAATCCCGCTCTACTAAATTGGTTAAATATTGACCCGAAAATTGTTGTATAATTTGCCCACCGACATAAAAAGTGACTTGCTTTATCATTTGTGTGCCTAAATTTTTAATCCATTTAAATTCATAAGGTCGCCATTGACTGGAGCAATCCGTGGGTGGGACAATAGGACTCCAAATGGTGGGTAAGGTGGTGACTAAATAAGTATCCATGAGTAAGTCGGCATACCGCGACACCTTAAATGTAAAGGTAGAAGGTTCAGTCATACGCAATGTCCGCTGACCTTCAAAGTCAAGACGGAATTTTTGTAGACCAAAATTGGTATATTTGGCATAAGTACATTTAAAAAAAGTTTTAGACGGATTACCATTAAGTATTACATTTTGATTTCCATAGGAAACAATATTTAATAGTCCTCCCGGCATGGTTTATTATCTAATATACTACTATATATTTTTAATATACTTATTTTTAAAATATACTTTTTGGAAAAAAGTATAGCAAAAAAAATACGTGAATATGTTTTGCCATATCTTTCGCTATATTTTAACATATAAAACTTCACGATTCGTACATTAATATAAATAAACAATAAAATTGAAATATAATTATATTATAATACTTACCAAACAATTATAATAAATTATTTATAAAACAAATGGCTTGTGCCGAATCATCTCCTGTTTATTTGGTCTGCTCTTCAACTAATGATTTTCCTGGACTTATCTATATAGATGTAACAAATAAACATTTGGATGATTATTACAAAGATTTAAATAATAATCCAGGAATGTTAAACCCTTTTGTCAATATTATAGAAAAAAAAGTTCATGATCCAAAACATATGTTAGAAGTACTCTGTATTTATTATAAATATGAACGTGTCAGACCTGATCGCAATTATTTTACAATTTCACCTGAAAAACTTATTGAAGGACTAAATTTATTGAATGTGGATAAGCGTGATAGTAGCATACAAATAAATGAAGAAGATAAAAAAAGAAAACGTATACAAAAATTTAGACCGCATTTGAAAGATATTTTAAATGCAGGAGATTTGGTGTGTAGTCAACCAGCCAAGACTCCAAAAAAATTTGTAGCAGAATATGATGCGCAAGAACAAAATTTAATTTATACAGATGAGTGTCATACAAAACATAAATTTAAAAGTCTACATGATTTTATAAAATATACTTATCATCAATCAAAACCAGGTATAAGTACACCAAATGCTTGGGGACATTGTTTATTAAAGAGACACGGAGATAATACAGAGTATGAGTCTATGTTAGATTTTACTATTAACCATTAGACAATTAACATAGTATAAATTACTATATACATTGTTAGTCATTTTCATATATATAATGTCGACAATTTGACGTTTTACTAGACACTCTTATAACTATCCAAATATGTAAAGTATTTTTTGCCATACTTTTTTTTAAAAAGTATATATAAGATGGATTCATTGAATGATAAAAAAGGGTTGATTAAAATAGTAGGAATTACAATAGCAGTGCTTATGGTTTTTTCCGTCATGGTATGGGTGTATGGTAAACTGACACTGGAAAATAAAAATTGTAACAGAATGAATAGTCTATACAAAGATTTTCCTCTCATCCGGACACTTAATCCATCCAATACACAATTTAGTCATAATTTGCGAGATTATTACATTAAGACCGCTTACAATTGTTGTTCTGCGGGGACATTTAAAAACGATTATGTGAATGTTTGTGCTTTAAAGGATTGTATTCGACAAGGTGTGAGATGTCTTGATTTTGAAGTCTATTCGGTAAATAATAAACCGGTGATTGCTGTATCATCACAAGATAGTTTTGATGTGAAGGAATCCTACAATAGTGTCCCATTTTCAAATGCGATGGACGTTATTCGCGATTATGCATTTTCTGGTAGCACGTGTCCGAACCCCGGTGACCCGCTTATTTTACATTTAAGAATCATGAGTAATAACAAACCCATCTATAGTGATATGGCAAATATACTTTACAATACTTTGGAAAACCGTCTCTTGGGGAAAAAGAATAGTTATGAAAACAACGGTAAAAATTTAGGATTATTATCATTGAAAAAACTAATGGGAAAAGTCATTATTATAGTAGACAAAACCAATCCACTATTTCAAGATACAGAATTGGATGAATATGTTAACATTGCCAGTAATTCTGTTTTTATGCGCGCACTCCGCTATCACGATGTCCGTTTCACTCCTGACATGCAAGAGTTGATTGAATTTAATAAAAAACACATCACTATATCACTGCCCGATGTTTCTGACAAGACTGCTAATATTTCCAGTTCATTGGCGATGAAATATGGGTGTCAAATGGTAGCAATGTCATTTCAAAATTTTGATGCGAATATGCAGTATTATGATGAGATGTTTGATACGGCAGGATCAGCGTTTGTTTTAAAACCCGACTATTTAAGATATATTCCTGTTAAAATACCTTTGCCCCCACCTCCTAACCCGGCGTATTCTTATAAACAGCGGGTGATTACAGAGGATTATTACTCAGTTAAGATTTAAAATAAATAATCAAAGTCACTTAAAAAGAAATTGTTATATAGATACATGTCCTGTAAAGGACATAAACCGCCTTATTAGCTCAGTTCGGTAGAGCATCAGACTTTTAATCTGAGGGTCAGGGGTTCGATCCCCCTATAAGGTATTTTTCTATTTGAACATTCAAATACTTTTAACGATGAAAGTATTTGAATAAATGTATTTTATAAACATTTTACTATTTTTATATAGTATAATATATAGTATAATATATAACTATAGGAATGACTATAAAAGAAAATGATTGTTCTAAAAAACAAACGTATGAAGAAAAGGAACTAGACTTGTTGCGTAATGCAGTAGATATATTAGAAAAAACTACAAAATCGAGTAAAGCACAATCTCCTATTGTAAAACAAGTTATTTCTATTTTAGAACAATTTTTGAAAAAGAAAAAACTAGTTTGTTATGGAGGAACTGCCATCAATAATGTTTTACCGAAAAAAGACCAATTTTATGATAGAGATCTTGAAATCCCCGACTATGATTTTTATTCGCCCAATGCAATGGAAGACGCAAAAGAACTCGCTGACATATATGCAAAAAAAGGGTATGAAACTACAGAGGCGAGAGCAGGTATGCACCACGGAACATTTAAAGTATTCGTCCAGTTTATTCCCATTGCGGATATTACACAAATGGATGCTACCATATTTAAATCGATCGTTAAAGAAGCTATTAAAATAGACGGTATATTATACGCACCGGTGAATTTTTTGCGACTGAATGTCTATAAAGAATTATCAAGACCCGCAGGTGATATTAGTAGATGGGAGAAAATATATAAACGACTTAATTTATTAGATAAAAATTATCCTATTAAAAATCCAAAATGTAATAAGATACAATTTATGCGTGATTTCGAAGGTGATCCTACTATAGAAAAAACTTTATACACTACTGTTAAAAACTCTATTATTAAACAGAAATTGGTTTTTATTGGTGGATATGCTAGCAGTTTATATGGAAAATATATGAATGAACATGATCGTAAAAAAATTGTTGAAAATAATAATCCAGATTTTGATGCTTTATCAGAAGACCCGAAAACATCGGTCATACAGATTAAAAAAGATTTGGAAAATGCTGGATTTTCTAAAATTAAAATACATAAAAAACCCGGTATAGGTGAAATTATTGCACCGCATTATGAAATAGTAGTAGATAAAGATACAGTTTGTTTTATTTATGAACCACTTGGTTGTCATAGTTATAATACAATTTCTATAAATAATAAATCTGTTAAAATTGCTACTATTGATACAATGTTAAACTTATTTTTGGCGTTTTTATATGCGGATCGTCCTTATTATGACCACGATAGAATACTTTGTATGTGCGAATATTTATTTAAGGTACAAATTAAAAATAAATTAAAACAAAAAGGACTTTTAAAACGATTTGGCAAAGATTGTTATGGCACAGAAACGACCATTGAATCCCTAAGAGAAACTAAAACGAAAAAATACAAAGAATTAAAAAATAATAGGAAAAGTAAAGAATATCAAGAATACTTTATGAAATATGACCCCACTATTACAAAAATAAAAAATACAAAAAATAAAAAAAATACAAAAAATACAAAAAATAAAAAAAATACAAAAAATACAAAAAATACAAAAAATAC